ATAGCGTAGCCTTGATACTCTATTTCACGAGGTATTTCCCTTGCTAACATTTCGTTCATTCTTCTAAAGTTAGTTACTGATCCGTTCATAAGATTATCAGTAAAGAAAAAATTCTTTATTCCTGTACTCTTGTAACTATGTATGATATCTCTAGCAACATTGGTTCCTTCTCTAAAAATATATTTGGGCCAAAAGTTCGCTACATCACAGAATGTACATTTACGCACACAACCTTTGCTGGCAGTTATACCCATATATCTAAGGTTATCACTTACTGAACTGATTGCCGTGTTGTATGTGGCTAAGTCATAGTCATCCCAATAAGGTGAAGGAATGCGATCTAAATCTTCTTTAGTTTGTTGTTTACTCATATAGATACCTGTAGCGTCATCTGTTAATGCATCAATCAACGACGTTTCAGCATCGCCAACAACTATGAGATCAGCCATACCAAACTTGTCATACATTTCATAGTGCTTCATGTCAGTGAGACCGTGATGATTTTCTAGCCCTCTACCACCTAGTACTATTTTAACTTCGGGCAAATATTTTTTAATGTAGCTCATTACCAATATACTAAAGTCTACTGACTCTGAGGTAAAGATACTTAATCCTATATACCCAGGATCATACTGTTTTTTAACTTCTAACAAGTATTGTTTTATAAATTTAAGTATGTCAATGATAACACGTCGTGGTAATGATATTTTAGTAACGTGTCCTATAGCAAATAGGTTATGTATATCTCCCCAGTGTCCCGAGTCTTTGAAATGATTGAAGAAATCAATGTTAAGATCTTTTCCTATTGAACTAAACCCAGCTTCTTTAAGACAAGCACTCAACAGAACTGGAGCCATTGGAGGTATCGGCTCCATTATGGGACAGCTCATTATTACTATGTCTTTTTTAGTTTGAGTCATTAGCTACAGTGTAACATATTAACTGTGTTTGGTCAATCTAACCAAAACTAAATGCTAATTTTCCGCCTATGCGTGATGAATAATAACTTTTACCGCCGTCAACTTTGATTTGTCCTTCAAAATTTGGTGGGTAAACTGCACGGAAGTCTTTAAGGACAGCATCGTCTCCTTGCTTGACCATTGAAGTATATATTTGTATAATTGATGATTGATTTAATAGTGCAATAGCACCTTTAGTAAATTCTGGATTCTTATTAATTTCTTTAGCAACTGTTTTAGCAACTGCGGCCATGATAGCATAACCTGTATTAAAACCTTTTACTTCGTTGTTGACTTTAAAATTTCCTAACAATGCTCTAGCACTGTCTGAAATATCTTCAAAATCTCGTTTTCCTGTCTGTATATATTTTTCTACTTCGTCACCTAATTCTTTGTCAATGCCTGGTATCTCTAATCCTTGTCCTAATAGTATAGGCCCGTCTTTGGCACTGTTCTCTGCTATAACTTTAACTACTGATATGCAATACTTTGCTGTTTCAAGTAGTTCTTCATTGTTATTTGCTTCTGCTTTCTTGAATGCATCATAGATATTCTTTGCTGATGCTTTAGCACCTGCACCACCTTTTGAACTAATACCAATCTCTTGTCCATTTGGTGCAATTAAGAAACTATCACACAGTGCGGCATTCATTGACATTGGCCACATCATTTTACATTCATTCCAATTGGCACCGCCAGCCAAAGCTTCTCTTGCTTCTTCTGCTTGTCCTTTAATAACGCCACCATCTAATGCAACAGGTTGCATAATTTCACCAAAGTAATCACGTAAGGCTTCCATATGATCTGCCATACCTTTAAACACTGTCCTTGGTTGTCCTGTTGCTAATCCATATAATATGTCTGTTAACACCGGAGCAACTTCAGATGGTGCATTCTTTCCTACAGTATCAATCACTTGAGCAGTAGTCATAAAAACGTTTTCTGTTTTAATTAGATTTTGTGGATCGTACCCTACCTGCATTTTAAGAGCACCTTTAGTTGCTAAACTCCAACCGGCGGGTATTTCTTTATTGGCCCATACACTCATCATGTCATGTTTGGTTTTTTGTAAGTATCTACCCCATAATATAACACCGCCGTCCATATTATTCAGAACTGCTACTGCAAATGCTAAACTAGCTGAGTTAGGTTGGTTCGTCCAAACAATCTTAGTATGCATATCTTCTTCATACTGATTTATTGTTATGTCTCTTTGCTCTACAGTATCAAATTGTGCTATGTCCGGAGATGGATACGAATCAACTCGCATAAATTCTGCTTCTTGACCATTGGAATTAACGAACTTGTCGCCTTCTTTTCGACCAAAAACGCCTTTAGCTTCTTGTAATATATGTTGTAATCTCATGATACTATATTTATCGTTAGTCCCGGCTTTCCCAACTAGCTACCAAGCGACTACTTGAATTAATCTTTTCTGTGCCGCCTACACCAAACTTAAAGCTAATGTTGTTGTCTTCAATGTCCATCTCAGGTATATTTTCTGCTGTACGATCGCCACCATTGGCAAAGATTAAATGTGCATTAGGATAATGAGCTCTTACTTGTTGTATAAACAAACGAGCACTGTCGTCATCATCTTGAAATGTAAATGTTTCATCCACCATTTGTAAGTTATTGACTACACTAAGTCTCTCGTTCCAAGGCATAAATGCCGCACCTTTCTTACGTTCTAGCCATTCATCACTGTTCAGCCCTACAATCAGCATATCACCTAGGTCAGCCGCGGCTTTGAGGTATGCTATGTGTCCTGAATGTACGGGATCAAACCCGCCTGTACAAAGTATTATCTTCATTTAGCTTTTTTGGTAAATGTTTGTCCTTTAGGTGCTCTCATGACTCCAACTGGATCAAGTAACTGTTGAGATTTCTTGTGTTTAGGTGGTTGTTTAACCTTAGGTTTTGATTTTGATTTAACAGATGTATTTTTTCTTCCTATCATAACAGGAGGTTCATCACTTTCAGGAAGTTCTGTGCTTGGCATTACCCAGTCAACGTAATAGTTTTCTCTGTCTAGCCAATTTATAACCATTTCTTCTTGGTGTGGGAATCCATGTCTTGTAATGCTGTCAACTATGCTAGGATGTAATAAGCCTTTTTCAGCTAGTTCATACCATGTAGTAGTAGTAGGGTCCATTGGTTTAGTATCTGACTTGTATACAGCAATTTTTATCCAAGGATCTTGCCAAGCTTTATGCAGATAAAAATCACAACAATCAAAACCGTTTACAGCTAACATATAAATTAAACTTGTTGGTGTGTGGTTATAATAACATCCTGACCGAGTGTTAGCATAATATTTTCCGTTATATACTCCGTTGCTCTGAGGCACATGCAATACTAACATACCATTGACTGACATTTGCTCGTTCCAAAGACGTAATGTGTTCAGAGGATTTGTACTGTATTGAAGACTATCGTGAGCCCATAATAGATCAATGTCTACTGGAATTATTCTTGGATCATTGAAGTCTTTATGTATTTTTCGTATGTTTTCGTGATTAGGAACAGCATCTAACCTTTTAATGTCTTGATCTACAGCATAACACTTGTAGTTATAAGGTCGCGGAACATCGTCCTTAGTTTCTAAAGTAGCCCACCATGCTATGTCTGCACCGTCTCCACAGCCCATATCACATATAGTTGTTAGACTTTCTAAAAAAGTGTCGTATCCATATATTAATTTAAGAGTAGCCCAACTGTTGTGATGACTAGCCAATTGATGAATCCTCCATACCTGCTGTACGCAATCTTGTCACGTGTCCAAGCATAAAGTTTTTACTTTCGATGCCCTTCATAACACCCAGCCACTTGTTACGCAGTAGTGCTACTTCATTGATAATAGTTTCAAAATCAATAACTTCGTCTTCTCCGTCTACATATTTTTCTGCGTCTCTCGACGTTAATGCTCTGTTGTAGGCTTCAAGATATTTTTGAAAGTACTTACGCCTCAGTTTCCTTAATTGTATATTAAGAAAATTTAATACAGCTTCGATCTCTTGTAGCTGATTAAATCGATGTTCGGTGACACCTGGTAGTTTAGCAAGAGCTTTTTCTATGTTTCCATGTATGCCGATTTCTTTTTTGCAGTCTGCTAGTTCGGCTTCATAATGAGCTATCATGTCAGGTATAGCCCCTAAGCTAGCAACTACTTTGCTATACCACATTAGTAATCATCACTTCCGTTAAAGTCTTCATCTGGATCTTCTTCCTCTCCGAGATACTCATACACTGCTCTACCGCAGTATTGATCAATACCCCCAAATTGTTTAAGATCCATTTCAGAAAGTTCTCCGTCGGCAATAACAGCAACCACGTGGTCTGCGGCCGCCTGTCTATCCTTAACGTTGATATATTCTTTAGTGGTATTCCATATGTCAATTAAAACTTCGACATCTATACTCATTCTGTTGTTTCCTTTAGTTGTTTGTAAAGAATACTATTCAACAAGACTTCTAGCCTTAATGTTATCTTCTTGGTCTGTTGGATCATTACTATCTTCAACTTCTTCATCAGTACTTAGTCTTTTTACGCTACTACTTATTTCTTTCATAGCAACATCTAAACATCCTTCGTCGTTGGCTTCCCACGCTTTACGGAATTTTTTAATAATTGTGCCATCTGCTACTTTGTAAACAAGACTGTTGCCTTCTTTACTTAACAACTTTTTACCTTCTAACATATTAGTAAGCCCTGAATATGGACTCATGCCAGTTTCATATGGAATCTTAACCTGTACTGATTCAAACGGTTTAGCATAACGTGTTTTCATAATTTTACACGAAGCACGGATACCTTTAACTTCTGATATCTTATTGCCAGCTTCATCTTCTTTCAGTTTAAGTTTCTTCATAGCAACAACAATACTTGAAGCGTAGATAAATCCTTGTCCACCGGATATCTTATCATCTGGATCAAACATGTCCTGTGATGCATATGTGTGGTTTGTACATACCATACCTACGTTATGACTACCAAACATGTTGACAGTATTACGTACCAATGATGTTAGTGCTTTGGGCTTACGACCCATGTCACCTTTCATGTCGCCCGCTTCAAACTGATTAACATCTGTGGGTGTTAGCATCATACCTAAACTATCAATAACAAATAATACTTTAGGTGCTTCTTCTGCTTCTAGTGTTTTGTAGTCTTTCATGAACTCTGATATCGTTTTAGCAACATCATCAATCATTGCCATATTAAGTTTAAGTAACTTATCTTCAGACGTATCAACACCAAGTGCCTGTAACCACTGTTCATCTAAGGCGTTTTCTGTGTCAATCAAGATTGGATAGATACCTTGTTGTTGTGCGTGTTTGATTATGTTTCCTGAACAGATGTAACTCTTACCTGCTCCTGATTCACCAGCAAACACTGTTACTTTGCCTAGTGGTATACCTTTGTTAAAGTCACCACTGATCAAGTAATTAAGTGTGTAATTACCTGTTGATATCCAATCAGTTGGGTCATTGAATCCGATACCTAACCCATCAATGCTTTTGGTTATGCTCTTTCTAAATTTTGATAAATCAAATGGTTTTGCCATGTTTATTGCCTCTCTAATGAATTATAGAATTCTGTAAATATTTTCCTA